TCCGGTTCCAGCGCGAACCGCAGCAGTTGCACAACTACTTCATGTCGGTCGCCGCCGAAAGCCTCGGGCAACAGCCCAAGGTGCCGTACTTGGCGACGGCGAAGCAGATCAAAGAGTACAAGGGCATGTGGGACAACGCCAACCGCAGCCCATCGCCGTACCTGCTCTATGAGCCTGACTCGCTGGTTCCTGGCGGGGCTCCGACCCGCGTAGCACCGCCGCCCCTGCCGGCTGGCCTGATCCAGATGGCGCAGATGCTGGCGGACGACATGAAGTCCACCACCGGCATCTATGATGCCGCGCTCGGCGCCAAGAGCAACGAGACCAGCGGCGTCGCGATTGCCCAACGGACGGAGCAGGGCAACCAAGCCACGTTCCACTTCGTCGACAACCTGGAGCACTCGCTTGAGCACCTTGGCCGCGTGCTGCTCGGCATGATCCCGAAGGTCTACGACACCGAGCGTGTGTTGCGCCTCGTCGGTGAGGACGACACCGAGAAGGAGGTCGTCGTCAACAAGCCGATGGTGCAGTTCGGAGACAACTCGCTCAAGCACAACGATCTGTCGCGCATGAGCTTCAAGAGCGTGCGCGTTGTGCTGGGCCCGAACTACGCCAGCCGCCGCGCCGAGACGGTTCAGAACCTCGTCAACCTCACGCAGTCGATCCCGCAGGTTGGCCAGATCGGCGCCGACCTCATCGTCAAGAACATGGATTTCGACGGCGCCGAGCAGCTTGCCGAACGTCTCCGGGCCGTGTTGCCGCCGCAGGTGTTGCAAGCCGAAAACCCGGAACAGGCGCAAGCGATGCAGCCGCCGCCCGATCCCATGATGGAAGCGCAAGCTCAGGGCGCGCTTCGCATGATGGAGGCGCAAGGCGCCGAAGCCGAGGCCAAGGCTCAGGAAGCGAGCGCCCGCGCTGCGAAAGAATCCCAGGGCGTGCAATTCGAGGCGGACCGCTCGCAAGCGGAACTCGAGGGCGTGATCCTGGACAATTTGTTGAAGCGTAAGAAGTTGAGTGAGCCGACCCCGCAGCCTGCCAAGGCTAACGCTGGACCCGAAGCCCGCCCGATGTGAGGCGGCTTCATCTCTCAAGGTAAATCATGACCGACATCACCATTCCGGCGCCCTCGGGCAGCACGGACACCGCCGCGTCGCAGGTTACGACGCAGACCACCGAGACAACCGAGCAGGTTGCCGCCCCGCAGGCCGAGAAGCCCGCCGGAGAGCCGCAGGAGAAGCCGGAAGGCGATCCCGCCGGAGACGAACAGCACAAGACGTGGAAGGAGAAGCGGGCAGAGCGCAACCGCGCACGATGGCAGGAATACAAGGCGGCCAAGGAGACTCTGCCGCTGCGTCTTCAGGCCCTCGAAAGCGAGGTCAAGCGACTGCGTACCGGCCAACAGCCGCCCGACTTCTCGCAGATCACCGATCCCAACGAGGAATTGGCAGAGCGCACCGCCTGGAAAGTCCGGCAGTCGCAGGCAACCGACGCGGAGGCTCGGCTTGACGCCGAACGCCGCGCCGCAGTGGCAGAGACGCAGACGCGCCTTGCTGCCGCGTGGGAGGAGACCGTTTCCGAGGCTCGGCAAAGCATGCCGGACTTCGATCAGGTCTTCACCAAGGACACGCCCGTTCACGAGAGGGCCGCGCCCTTCATCGTGGAGAGCGATATGAGCGCCGAGATTGCCTACTACCTCGGGAAGAACCGGGCTGAAGCCGCCGAGCTGTTCAACACCTTCGAGACCAATCCTGCTCTTGGACTGATGAAGCTGGGACGCATCGAGGCTCAGTTGAGCCGCCCTGTTCCCAACAAGGTATCAACCGCCCCGAAGCCCGCTCCCGTCCTGTCCGGTGGCCAGAACCCACTCGGATTTGACGCAGAGCGCGCCAGCGTCGGTGACATGGCCGAACGCCTCAAGAAGGCAGGCATCATCCGCTGAGGGCAACGCAAGGACTCTGACGAATGGCTAACACGACTCTGACGGCGGACGTGATCGCGAAAATCGCGCTCCCGATCCTCGACAACGAACTCGGCTTTCTCAACAGCATGCATCGTGCCCACGAGGATGAGTGGAACTCGACGGTCAACGGCTACAAGAAGGGCGATACGATCTCGATCCGCCGGCCGGCTGACTTCACGGTCCGCTCCGGCGCTGCGATGAGCACTCAGGACGTGATCGAGGGCAAGACCACGCTGACCATCGACCAGCAGAAGGGCGTTGACTTCCAGTTCACGTCGACCGACCTGACCCTCAAGGTGGAGGACATGGCGGAGCGCATCATCAAGCCGGCGATGACCAACCTCGCCAACTCGATCGCGCAGGACGTGCTCAACACCATGTACAAGGGCGCGTACAACTGGGTGGGCACACCGGGCCAGTCGATCAACTCGTTTTCGGACTTCCTGAAAATCCCGAAGCGCTTGGACCAGATGACCGTTCCGTCCGGTGATCGCAACTGCGTCCTCTCGCCGGACGACTTCTATGACCTGATCGGCTCTCAGACCAACTTGTTCGCGCCGGGCCTCGTGCAGTCGGCCTATCGCGACGGCGATCTCGGGCGTCTGTCCGGTGTCTCGACCATGATGACGCAGGTGGTTCCGACGCACACGGTCGGCGCGCACGGCGGCACGCCGGCTGTTAACGGCGCTTCGCAGAATGTCACTTACGACACCGCCAAGAACACGTGGACCCAGAGCCTCGTGACGGACGGCTGGACGAACTCGATCACCGGCATCCTCAAGGCTGGCGACGTGTTCACGATTGCGAACGTCTACATGGTCAACGCCAAGACCAAGGCGACGACCAACATCCTGCAGCAGTTCGTCGTCACGGCTGATGCCGACTCCGGCGCATCGACCGGCCCGGCCACTCTGACGATCTCGCCGCCGATCATCACCAGCGGCCCGCATCAGACCGTCAACGCAGCGCCGGCCGACAATGCGTTGATTACCGTCATGGGCACGGCTTCCACCGGCTACGTCCAGAATCTTGCATGGCACAAGTCGGCCATGTCGCTGGCGTTCGTGCCGATGGAGATGCCGGCAGCGGCTTACGGCGGGTCTCGCAAGACGCACAAAAACATCTCGATCCGCCTGATCCCGACCTACGATGCGGCCAACGACATCTCCAAGTGGCGCATGGACGTGCTCTATGGCCGCAAGCTGACCGATCCGCGTCTGGCGCTCCGCGCTTCGGGCACCGCCTGATGAGCGGCCCGGTCTGGATGTACCGCAAGGGAGAGGCGAAAATCTTCGCCTCTCCCGAGGAAATCCCGGCGAATGAGGGTTGGGTGGATAGCCCGGCCCTCATCCCTGTCGAGGACGTGAAGCCGCAGAAGAAGCGCAAACAGCAGGCGGACACCGATGGCAACAGCGACGCAGATAGCGACGCGAGCGCTTAAGCGTCTTGCGGTCGTAGCGCCCGACGAAACGCCGTCAGCGCTCGACACGCAACACGCTGAGGAGGTGCTGGACGACCTGATTGCCTCTTGGGAGGGATCATGGCGGAGCGCTGATGTGCTGCCGCTCGATGCTCGCTTCGAGGGCGGCGTGATCGCCATCCTTGCGGAGCGTCTGGCAGAGGATTACGGCCGACCCGTCACGGCGATCCTCGCACGTGATGCAGAGCGAGGCCGCAACATGATGGACGCGGCGTTTATATCCGTGCCGGTGCAGCGGTTCGACGATGGTCTGACGGCGACGGGCCACTTCTCGGGGGCGACGTACATTCTCGGCGATGAGCCGGCTGATTACAGCCCTTGGGCCGCGTCCACGGCCTACGCCGTCCGCGACATCGTGACGGCATCTGGCCTCGTCTACGAGTGCACGACGGCGGGCACGACGGGCAGCACGGAGCCGAGTGCCGCCGAAACCGCCGTGACGGACGGGACGGTCGTCTGGTGCTTCCGGCGGGTAGCATGATCGTCCCTCTGGAGCTTCCGACCCGCAGCAACCCGGCCCGCTACACGCAAGGCGGCACCGCGCGCTTGGTCAACTGCTTCATGGAGCAGATCGGCCGCGAGGGGAAAACGCAGACGGCCATCTATGCCGTGGATGGGCTTCAGGGCTTCGCGGCGACGCCTGGCGCCAACGGCCCCGTGCGCGCCATGCTTACGGTCGGTGCGTACCTCTACTACGTGGCAGGCACGTCGCTTTATCGCGTTACGGAGTCGGGTGACGTTGCGCACCTCGGAGCCATGTCGATTAGTGCGACGGCGCCCGTCTACATGGCGCGCAACCGTCGTGCGACGCCCGATGTTGGCATCGTTTGCGATGGGCTCATGTACTATTACCGCACGTCGTTGGCGCAGGTGACGGATGCGGATTTGCTGGCTCCCACGAGCCTCGCCGTCGTCGACGGGATGTTCGTGATCGGCACAGCAAACAACACGTGGCAGGTCGGCGAGATCGACGACGCCAGCGCTTGGGACGGGTTGTCGTTCGAGCGTGCCGATGCAAACCCTGATGCCGTGGTAGTTGTTGCGGCTCGTCAGAACGAGGCGGTCATCTTCGGCGAGGGATCGACGGAGTTCTGGCAGAACGCCGGCATGGCTGACGGCAGCGGGTTTGCGCGTTCGGGCGTCATGGACCTCGGGTGCGTGGCCATGGGATCGGTCGCTCCGGTTGATCAGACGCTGGCCTGGGTGGCGTCCGATCGCACAGTGAGGCTTCTGGCCGGCTATCAGGGTACGCGCATCAGCTCGCATGCTGTCGAGCGCGACATTGAGGACCTGGCAGACCGCTCGACGATCAAAGGCGCGTCGTGGGTCAAAGACGGCCACACGTTTTACGCCATCACGTCGGCAGCGTGGACGTGGGTCTACGACACGGTGACGGGTGAGTGGCACAACCGCGAGAGCTACGGCCAGTCCAACTGGCGCGTGAGCGAGGTTGTCGCGTTCGCCGGCACGCTGATCGCTGGCGATGCGTCGAACGGCAACCTCTACGAGATGAGCGCCGATTACATGGATGAGGCAGGTGCACCCCTCGTGTCGAGCGTCACGTTTTCCCCGACGACGGCTTTCCCGCACCGGCTGACGTTCCATCGGCTGTGGTTCGATGTCGAGACGGGTGTCGGGACGGGCCAGGGCGCTGTTGAGGACGTGGACCCGCATCTCATGCTGGAATGGAGCGACGACGGCGGGGCGACGTTCAAAGCGCAGCGGCGATTGGCCATCGGACAACAGGGCAAGCGTTTGACGCGCGTGCAGACCACACGGCTTGGACAATGCCGGCCTCAAGGTAGGGTGTTTCGCCTGTCGTGCTCGGCACGAGTCGCGCGGGCCATCTATCAGGCCCATGCTGAAATCGAGAAAGATGTCGCATGACGATCCCGGTTCCTTCCGCAGCACTTGTTACCAAGGATGGGACGCCGACCCTGCCGTTGCGTCAGTGGATGCAGGAGGTTCAGCGGGTTGCGGACGGAGCGGCGTCGAAAGTCACCGCAGCGGCGGGCCAGACGGATACGCTGTCCATCGTCGTCGCGCGCCCAAAAGACGGTGATACGGTGATCCTTCGGCCGTTTGCGACGGGCGCCACCATCACGGAAGTCCGCACGAAGTCCAGCACCGGAACATGCACGCTCACGGTCAAGATTAATTCGACAGCGTTGGGCGGCACGGCCAACAGCGTGTCGACAACGGAATCGGCTCAGGCGCATTCGAGCGCCAATGTTGCCGACACCGACGACAATCTGACGCTGACGGTATCGTCCAACTCTGGATGCACCGACCTCAGCGTGACCATCACCTACACGACGACGCTGGCCAGTGCCTAGGATCATTCACATCGGCGGTGGCGTTGTACCGACCTACCGCAGTTCTGCGCTCTACAACGGCGCATCGGTGTCGACATTCACGTTCTCTGGAATGGCCATAGGCCCGGCGTCGCCAGGGCGCCTCGTCGTTCTCGGTCTGGTGACGAGCTTTGCAACGACATGCACCCTCAACGGCAACGCCATGACGGAGTACAGGCGTCCAGGCACGGCAGGCGATAGTTATCTGCGCTTTTATGTTCTGGAATGGGCCACTGACACGACCGCAGATTTCGTCGTGACCCGTGCTGCCGCAGTCACACAGTTGTCGGTGGCCGTGTGGAGCGTCGAAGGCGCATCGAGCGCTGTCCCATCAGACTGGGACGCTTGCGGCGGTACGGTAACGGCGCCCGTGGTCGTTTCGGTGCAAACCGGGGATGGTCTGATCGGGTTTGCCACTCCAGCGGGCGTACCCGGAGACCATGCCATGGTTGGCGTGTCGACCGACTTCGCGGTTGATGGCGCCTTTACCGCGTATGATCTCGGTGGCGTCGCCGAGATCGGTGCAACCAATGCCTCGTACAGCGTTGATCTGACACCCTACGACGCAGCGGCGTTTATTGGCGCCATCGCCTTCCGATAGAGGGGACACATGGGCTTTCTCGACAATCTCACGGGCGGCTCGTCGCGGCGGGACATCCGCGCGGCTCAGGCTCAGGCCGATCAGGCGCTGTCGCAGGGCTACCAACAGAGCAATCAGTATTACGATCAGGCGTCAGGGCTGCTCGATCCCTACGTGCAGTCGGGCGGTCAGGGGCAGCAGTTCTACAACTCGCTGCTTGGCCTCAACGGCGCTGACCAGCGGGCCGAGGCTCAGGGCGTCATCACCAGCGATCCGCTATGGAGCGGCAAGTTCGCTCAGGACAGCAACGCGGTGTTGCGCAACATGAATGCGCGAGGTGCTGGTGCCGGAGGTGCTGCGGCCCTCGCCGGCCAGCGCGTGCTGACGCAGAACTACGACAACGCCTTGGCGCGGTATCAGCAGCTCGGGCAGCAGGGCTTTGCGGCAACCGGCGCGCAAGCCGGCATCCGGCAGGCTCAGGGCGACAATGCCTACGGCTACGGCGCCACGCGCGCCGGCAACTACATCAACACCGGAAACGCACTTGCGGGCACCAGATCGACGGGCATGAACAACCTGCTTGGCCTTCTTGGAACTGGCATCAACGCCTACGCCGCCATGAGCGGTATGCCCGTCAAGAAATGAGGTAGGCACATGGCCGGTTACTACGTCCCTCTCCCCGCCGCCCGCATCGATCCGCAGAACGCGCTGCTCAACCTGGGAGGCGTGAACGCCGGCCTCAACGCCGTGCGGGACCAGAACAACGAGAACCGCAACGCGCTGATGCGTCAAACGCAGCTCGACATGCAGAAGGATCAGCAGACCTATCAGCGCGCACGCGACCAGAAGCAGGACGCCCGGCAGGAGGTGCAGTGGTTCGGCGAGCAGGCAACCGCAGTCGACCGGATGCAAGGTCCGCAGCGCGCTCAGGCGTGGCAGACCATCCTTGCTCGGCACGGCACGGAAGGGTTGTCTCCTGAAGAACTCGACCCCATGACGGGGCCAAAGCTGCTTATGGCGGCGGCTGGCAAATGGCGCGATCCGCGCGACGACCGGATGAAGGACCTTGAGTTGCAGGGCGCCGAGGCGCGCATCGGGTTGACGCGGGCGCAGACGGTGGCCGCACAACGCGCTCTCGACCCGAACGCCGACTATAAGAACCGTCTGGCTCAGTTGCAGGCGGCGGGCCTCGATCCAAACAGCGCTGACGGTCGCCATTTCGCCCTGACGGGCAAGCTTCCGGCCGCATCGTTCGAGCAAGCGGCGAACAAGCAGCGCCGCGCTGAGATGGCACCCACCATCGCGTCCGGTCTGCAGAACCTCAACGCGATGGCCGACAAATATGACGACACGGCGTTTGATGCCGCCGTGGGTCCGTATGCCGGCGCAACGCCGGACGGACTGGCCGGCGCCATCCCGATCAACATTGCGCGCGGTGTCGGTGAGATCAAGGCGGCGCTGGGTGGCGCAAATGCTGCCCCCAGCGAGGTCCGTAACGACATCACGGGCGCAACCGAGGCTCTGGCTGCCGCCATTAAACCTCTGATCCGTGGGCCTGGCGAGGGCGTGTGGACCGATCAGGACCAAGCTCGGCTCGTGTCGATCGTCGGTGATCTTGCGCAAAGCCGCAACAAGACCGAGTACCGGCGCCGTCTGAATGCCGTGCGTGATCGCATCCGGGCGAACTTCAACCTCGAAATCCCGTTTGACGCCTTGCAGCAGATTGCACCGGAGCCGCAGAGCGGAGGCAATGACGGCTGGACCACCATCGGCAACGGCATTCGCATTCGGGAGAAGCGCTGATGGCGGTTTATGAGCTGCAGGGGCCAGACGGAAAGGTCTACGAGGTCGATGCGCCTGACCCTAAAAGCGCCGTTGCCGCGTTCCAGAACATGCCGGCCGCACCTCAAAAGTATGACGAGAAAGCCGCCAAGGATCGCATGTACGAAGGCCGCGCCCGCAGCATGCGTGAGCAAAGCCCGACGATGACGCGCATTCGCGACACGGCATCGCGCCTCGTAGAAGGGACGCCAGTCGGTTCGTGGTTCGATGAGGCCATGGCTGGGGCTGGATCGCTGGTTTACGGGCAGCCCTACGACGAGATGAAAGGCACGCTCGACGCAGATCGGCGCATCCGTGACGAAGAAAGCACGGTCGTCGGCAAGCTCCCGGTCATCGGCGACGTGACGGCCGGAGGGTTGACGAAACTCGCAGGCGGCATCGCTACGGCTCCGCTCGCGCCTGTCGCCAACGTGTTCAAGGGCGGCACGCTCGTGCCTCGCGTGGCCAACACGGCCATTTCTGGCGGTGGGTATGGCCTTGCCTATGGGGCCGGTGAAGGCAACACCGCTTCCGAGCGTGGCAGCAATGCGCTGATCGGTCTCGGTGTCGGTTCTGCCGTCGGCGGTGCTGCACCGCTGGTTGGCGAGGCGATTGGCAACACTCTATCCGCTGTCCGCAACCGTGCAGGTCAGCTTCCGCATAGCCTGCAGGGTTATGGGCGTCCCGCCATCGACCGCATGAACGAAGCCATCGACATGGACGGTCTC